ACAAACACCAAATCTTGCATTAATGCAACGTTCGGTTTCACTTGCATGTACAACTGCACTTGGAAAGCAAAAAGGATTACATACTTTCGCAGATGATATAGGAAAGGGTGTAGTTGGTTATTGGATGGGTGCAACACTAGCGGTGGGAATTCCACCAGTAATTCCAGCACCAGGTTCTATGTTAAATGTATCAACAACTGCAGCATTTGTAACTACACCAGGAACTTGGACACCTGTAGGACCACTTAACACAATTGATGATAGTGGAATATTTCTAGATATACTAATTGCAGCTATGAGAGCCCATATACCAACAATTCAAGGATTGTATATGACAATATCTTTATATCCTGGTGTACCTCCATTTACTGCACCTGGAGTATTAACATGGACAGGTTGGACAATACCATAAAATCATAATAGATATATTTATATTAAGATAACAAGAATTAGAAATGAATAACAAACAATTAATAAAAGTAATAAAGGCACTCGTTGAAGTGGAAGTTGCTAAAAAGCAATCACTCTTTTTGTCTAAAACTTTTCCTAAAATCTTAGAAGCTGAAGTTAGTAAAAGGTTATTGGAAGTTACAAATGTACCGAAAGCGGTATCGAAGAATAAAGAACAGGATCCATTTGATATGGCAAACGAAGCTCTTCAAAGAGTACAATCAGAATCAGTTGGAATGCCAATACAAGAAACAACACAAGCATCACAGAGAACTTACTCAAAGAATGCTGTTTTAAATCAAGTATTGAACCAAACAACTCCATTTACAAAAGCACAACGAGCAAGTGGTGGAACGCCTGGTGGTGGAGCATCTGTATTAGATACTTTACCACAACAATCACAGCAAGTTCAAGAAAATACTCACATACCTTCTTACATGGATGCAGAACCAGATATTGACCAAACAGTTAGTATGGGAACATCATTAGGAGCAGGTGGACCGGAGGCAATGAGAGCTCAGATGGCTCATAAGATGGGATATCAACCAACCGGAACTCGACCAAATAAAACAGGATTGGGAGTACAAACAGGATTACCTGGTTTAGATAGAATTCTAAATAGAGATAATTCTGCATTAGTTAAAAAGTTTAAAACAAGATAAGGGTAAATAAATGGCTTACATTCTAGATAAAAAGATAGTAAAAGATACAGAAGAGTTTTCAAACTCTGCGTATGGAATTACTCTGCCTCTACAACCAGGAAACGGTAGTATGTTTTCTCAATCATATTCCTCGTTTGAAGCGGCAAAAAGTAATTTAAAAAATTTACTATTAACAAACAAAGGAGAAAGACCGTTTCAACCAGATTTTGGTACTGGTCTAGCATCTTTATTGTTTGAACCACTTACAGAGGGTGTTCTAGAAGAAAAACTTGAATCAGCAATAACAAATAGTGTTAATTTTTGGTTACCATATATTGATATTGATGAAATAGAAGTAAAAATGACTGATGAGATGAGGGATAGAAATACTGCAGTAATAAAATTAAAGTTTTCTGTTGGTGGGCAATTTGAATCACAGGAATTAACATTCAACATAGAGGCATAAAAGAAATGGCATTAAATCAAACTACAAAAAAATCAAATTCAGGTAGGGATATAAAGTACCTTAATAAAGATTTCTCACAATTTAGAGATAACTTAATTGATTACGCAAAAACATATTTCCCACAAACTTATTCTGATTTTAACGAATCTTCGCCTGGAATGATGTTCATAGAAATGGCATCATATATTGGTGATGTATTATCTTACTATACTGATGATTCATTAAAAGAATCGTTGATGTTATATTCTGAAGATAAACAAAATGTAGTTGCACTCGCAGAATATCTTGGTTATAAACCAAGAGTAACAGCCGCATCTATTGTTAAACTTGCAGTATATCAAACAGTACCAGCAATTGGTGTAGGGGAAGATGTTAGACCTGATTTAGAATATTGTTTACGAATCAAAGAAGGCATGGTTGTTTTATCGAGTACTAATAGTACTAGATTCAGAACAACCGAGTTACTAGATTTTTCAGTAGAAGAAGATAGAGAAATTTCAATCTATCAAAGCAATGAAGGAACACCTACATCATATTTATTAAAAAAATATGTAAATGCACAATCTGCAGAATTAAAATCGATTGAATTTGATTTTGGTACAACACCAACTCAATTTTCTAAAATAGATATTGGTGATAACAACGTAATTAGTGTTTACGATGTAAGAGATTCGAATGGTAATAAGTGGTATGAAGTTCCGTATTTGGCACAAGAAATGGTATATGTTGATTATGCAAATTCAGAACAAAATGATAAAGATTTGGCTCAATTTAAAGAATCTGTACCCAATGTTCTTAAGGTTTTAAAAACATCAAGAAGATTTACAACAAAAGTGAACGAAGATAATACAACAAGTATTGTGTTTGGTGCAGGTAATTCAAAAGCTGATGATTCGGTATTAGTTCCTACTTTTAAAAATGTAGGATTGGGTCTTAATTCTTCTATAGATAAAATGGGAGCATCATTTGATCCTTCAAACTTTCTAAAAACAAAATCATATGGTCAAGCACCCAAGGGTGTATTTACCGTATCTTATTTAGTAGGTGGTGGTGTTTCATCAAACTGTGGTGTTGGTGAATTAAATAATATTGAAACAATTTCTTTTGATGAGGATGGTAATTCATTTCAAGAAGAAGAACTAGCATTATATAAAGTATCCAAAGCATCAGTAGCATGTGATAATGAAGAGCCAGGAACTGGAGGAAGAGGAGCTGATACTATTGAGGAAATTAGAGAAAACTCATTAGCAAACTTTGGTTCACAGAATAGAGCAGTAACAAGAAAAGATTATCAAGTAAGAGCATTATCATTACCAGCAAAGTATGGTGGTATTGCAAAAGCTTATTGTGCACCGGATGGTGAGTTGGATAATAACTCACCAGCTTCTATATTGAGTAATCCAAATTCACTTGAAGAGTTTACAGGATTAGTTCAATCCCTTGGTGGTTCTAATAAAACGGAAGATGAAATAAAATCCGAAGTAACTAAATTCTTAGGTGGAAAAAAGAGTAATGCGAGTGAGAAGAATAATCCATTTGCAATTAACTTATACATACTTGGATATGATAATAATAAAAGTCTATCAACATTAAATCAAGCAGTTAAAGAAAATCTAAAAACATATATTAGTGAATTTAGAATGTTAACTGATGGTGTTAACTTAATTGATGGATATGTTATAAACATTGGATGTGATTTTGAAATAAGAGTTTATGGTGGATATAATAAGAGAGAAGTGTTGGTTAAAGTACAACAAGCATTAGCAACTTATTTTAATATAGATAATTGGACATTTAACATGGCTATTAATATTTCTGAAATAGAATTATTAATCGCAGGTGTTGAGGGAGTTCAATCAGTACCAAAGTGTGAGATAGTAAATAAATGTTTAGGAAGTTATTCATCTCATTCATATAATATATCAGATGCAACTAAAGGTAAAATGGTTTATCCATCTTTAGACCCATCGGTATTTGAAGTTAAGTTTCCTAACAAGGATATAAAAGGGAGGGTTGTATAATGTATTATTTCGTAACAGCATCAAAGGATTCAACAATTTATTTACAACAACCATCTCAAAATACTGGTAGAGATGAGATATTGGAAATATCCAAAACATATTATGGTAATTTAAAAGATATTGCACATACATTAATTCAATTTAATACAAATGAAATATCTTCTTCAATTGCAAGTGGAGAAATTACAGTATCATCTGCAGATTTAGTACTTAGAGAATGTGAATCAATAGAAATACCAACTGATTATACAATATATGCTTATCCAATTTCTCAATCATGGGATATGGGTATTGGTACTCGATTTGATAAAATATCAACTGATGGTTGTACTTGGAACAAAAGAACAACTTCAGATAATTGGTTAGTTGGTTCTGCTTCATTGGAGAGTTCTGGTTCACATAATGGAAAAGGAGGGATGTGGTTAACAGGATCATCTACATCACAATCATTTTCATATCAATCAGCTGACATGACAATGGATGTACTAACTCCAATACAAGCATGGGTTTCTGGTTCAATTCCAAATAATGGATTGATACTAAAACATGATTCAGAATTAGAAAATGATACTGAAGATTATGGTCAATTAAAATTCTTTTCAAAGGAAACAAATACTATTTACCAACCCAAGTTAAGAATTGGTTGGGATGATTCTACGTATAATACAGGTTCTCTTACAGAACTTACATCAGATGATATACACGTAACATTTAAAAGATTAAAAACTACGTATAAAAGAGGAAGTAAGCCAACAATAAGAGTTTTTGCAAGAGAGAAATATCCTCTTAAGACATACACAAACACCTATGCTTATACTGATGTAAAATATTTACCACCAACCACCTACTATCAAATTAAAGATATAGTAACGGGTGAAGTAATAGTACCATTTCATGATAACTATACTAAAATTAGTTGTGATGAAAACGGACACTTCTTTAAATTAAATTTAACAAATTGGGAAACTAATAGAGATTATTATATTGAAACAAAGATAAATAGAAATGGTGTAATAGAATACTTTGAAGATAAAGATTTAACATTTACCGTAGAATTATAAAATGGCAGCTAAACCAGAAGACTTTAGAGTTAATGAACTTTTATCAAAAGGTTCTAAAGCAATAGATAAGACCAGAGATAAAAAAACTGGCTCTATCATGGTGCGCAAAATGAGTGGAAGACAAGTTCCAGTTGGAATATCTAGAGAAGATGCAAAACAATTTGTTTTGTTCAAAAAAAGAGGTAAATCCATTAGTAGTATAAAAAAACGAAAGCCATTTGTTAAGTATGGATTGAAACCAATACGAGATATTAAAAATCCAAATTCTGTAAAGTATAAATCTGATTGGATAGATACTGATGAATTTGATGATATATCAGAACTACAAGAAAAATTTAGTGGAGAAACATCTGGTTACATAGAAAAACCAAAATATAACGAAGAGGAACTACAAAAATCTCTTGATGTAAAGGTTGATGAGTTAATAAAAGAACAGAAACCTAAAAAAGCTCCTTACATACTTAAAGAAAAGTATAATAAACTTCAGAGTAGATTTGATGATAAGGTAAGTGAACTTGAAGATGTAAGAGCACAGTTAAATTCAGAGAGAGCAGCTACCGAAGAATTACGAAGTATCATAGCACAACTTGAAGTATCAGAAGATTCCGCATTACTACAAAGAGCTGCAGCTGAAGATGAAACTGAAGTTGCTAATGATAGGTTTACAAAACTGTTATCAGATTTCCAGCAAGCTATTATTAAAGGTACTAAGGAGGGTATAGAGAGAGTTTCTCTTACTGCACAGGTTCGAGGATTACAAGCACAAAAAGCTACCTTAAAAGAACTCCTTGAAGTACAAAAAGGTATTGTATCAAATCTAGAAAGCCAAGTATCCGGAGCAGCTGCAGAAAGTGCGGCGGCAGCAAGTGGATTAACACCAACCGCTGGTAATGAAGTTTATTTTGCAGTTGTAAGTGACCAAGATTCTGGAGAAGAAAATGGTGCAAAATGGACAACCTCAAGAAAAAGTGCAAAATCTAGTGGTAAAGCCGGTGTAATAAAGGTGAAGAATCTTAGAGATGATGGTAAGAAAATAACCAAGATTAAATTAATACAAACATCTGGTGGAGGTATTTCAGGAAGAGTAATAGGTCTTGGTAATGATAGTAGTGGAATGAAACAAGCAGTAAATGTAAATATTGAACAAGGACAGGAATATTCAGAACCATTTTACTTTAGAAAATCAATTGGTGGAAAGAATAGTCCAAAACCAAAAAACTCTACTAACGGAGCGAGAGACTATAGTGGTAAATTTAAAATAGAAATTGAATTTGAAGATGGTACTGGTAATGCAAAAATAGAAAATCTTACTTGGAAGGTTAGAAAAAATAAAAAAGGATAATGGCAATAGACGGATTTAAAGAGATTATCGATAGAAAGGGATATAAGGTCAACTCTGAAGATAGAAAGGTATTTGAAAAAGAAATATCTAAATCTAACTTTGGGTTAGGGTGTT